ATGTTCATCATAAGCAGACTCTTACCTGAGCCTGAGCCACCTGCAAAGATATTCAATTCACCACGACTAAACCCACCATACATGATGTGATCCAATTGAGGCCAACCTGTACTTACTTGACCCCCGTTATTGAAATACTTGTTCAATCTAGCTTTAGGATCAGCAAAGTAATCAGTACCCATATCTTTCTGTAATGAAATCTGTACTGCATCCTTGATTAGTTTTTCTACTGGACCATACTCACCTTTTTCTAATAGGTCTGCTGATTTAAGAATGGCCCTTTCAAGTTCTTGTCGTTTTGTAAATGATTCAAATTCTTCTAAGAACCAATCATAATGTCCTTCATTTAATTCATCCAAACGTTCAATTTCAGTATCCGTTGTGGCTTTAATCTGTACAGGATCAGGCATAACACTATACTTAGTAGTATGATCTATAATGAAATCAACTACTGGGCGCAACCTACGATCAAAATTACTTGAATTAACGATATTAGTAACACGAGTGTACAACTCTGCATTAGTTACCATCATTCTTAAAAACAATGTTTGGACGTCTATGTTATAGTCGTTTATCAATTTTCTTTTTCCTCATTTCTATTTTAATCTTACTGTTAGTAGATGATTGTAAAATACTTAACAGTGTAGGTAATTTCCCATATTTAACCACTGCATCATTAGCATCTTTTACATCACTATCCCAATTTGGTATGCTTACATAAAATCCTAAATCTAATGCCCTATCGCAAATCTCTAGACCAGTCTTATCCTGATCTGGGACTACTATAATTTTTCTGTTTAACGATTTAAGAATATATTCCTGCTGTTCGCTGATTGTATTATGCATTAACGCACAACCATCGATACTTAAAGCATCAAAAATACCCTCAGTTACTATACATACCTGCCATTCTGGTTTCTGAAAATCATATCCAAATACATACCCTTCCTGTTGTTCGTTAATGAATTTAGGTATAAGGTTATCGATATATCTACTAGTATAACCTACAATTTTATTGTTAAATGTATAGGGTATTATAACACGTTTAGACTGTCTTCCTTCTTCATTTGGAGTACACATATATGGGTACTCGTTTAAAGACACTTTTCGTTTGTTTAAATATTCTACATATGTTCTATGATTTGGATTTTTTGCATTAATTAATTCCGCATCGGGTAACAATACTTCTTTAAATTTAACTTTCTTCTTTTCACGCCTAATATTTGTAAAATCTAATAGGTCTTTGTGTTGCAAACTTTCAAAACTATATCTATCTATATCTTCTTTATCAATGCCTATATAAGACAGCAATAATCTAGTATTCTGAGTAATAGGTTTACCTAACGTAAATCCACACTTGAATCCACAATTGAAACAGTGATAAATTTGGGAGTATGCGTCACCTTTAATTCCTCCGCGCATTCTTTTATCCGGAGTATGCCCTCTAAAAGAACAACACACTGCGTTAAAAGTAATCCATCCGGAATGAGTGGTCTTTTTTTTACCGGGTATTAGGGATAATAAATCTAACATTTAGCGATTATAACACACTTTTTTAGAAATAGTTACTATTTAGGTGATTTTTTATCTATTCTTTTAACTATCCATTCATTTGTGTTTTTTCTTTTCTTAGGTGGGTTTCCTTGAGAATAATTTCTACGGTATGCCGCAAACAATTGCCAATAAGAAACACCTATATTATTCATTTCAGAAAATTCTTTTAATCCATTATAAGCGTAATATTTTTCACCAAGTGGACTAATAATTATATACTGGCCTTGATGGGCTTTTCTTTTTTGTATTTCGTATAATCTGAATCTTTTTTATCAGCATACCTCACTTTCTGCCCTTTTGAACAATTTTTACTTCTTTCAATTCTTTCTTCCTTTGTCAATGTATTGTGATATTGAGTAGTAATTTCACTATGTTTTTTTCTCGTGGTCAAAGAATGTTTCATTCCTATAGGTCCTTCTCCTCCATAGGTCATATTATAACCATTTGACAACTCATTCCAAACATAAGAATTGTGTTCTAATATAAAATAAGATTCCATACGCTTTAAAGTGTGTTCTCTGTCCGGTGATTGATATATTACTTCCCATCTGAAATTATTCCATCCGTATTTTTTTAAAGCTCGGTAAAAAACTTCGGTAGGATTCAAAACATTTGTATGATTAAAATAATGATCGTTTTTTCTTGATGGCCAGTTTGAATCAAACCCTATATAAACTTTGTTGTTTATTGTATTTGTGGCCTTATAAATTGAATAAATATTCATGCTGATGCTCCCTTTTAGCATTAGAGTAGTTGGGATTTTCCAGATCCGCGAACTACACTTTTATTTATCAATATTATTAAATTATCTTGCCAATATATTTGTTACTGCGCCCGTATTACTTGTGAATACCATTCTTACAAATGGGTGAAATCCTTTAATAGTGTATCCTTCAGTGTCAGTAACATTACTATATGTTACTGTAGTAATTGGATACCAGTCTGTTAATCCACTACTAAACGTACCCTGAATGGTTACGTCTCCGTTAAACTGATAATAATCAGCTTGTATAGTTAAGATTGGATTATCCTGCGTGTTGATCACAGAACTATAATATGTATTAGCATTAGGTAATACATTGTTGATGCTATTATTAGCATCAACATTAGGGAATGGCTGTCCAGTTGGAATAGTCACGATCTGACTTGGTACAAAGCTAGGTAATACACTGTTTAGAATATTGATGTCACCTCGTGCCCCTGCGGCTGGGTCAACGAATACTGGATAATCAAATTCACCTACAGGAATCTCTAAACTATAATGACATTTCTGTGCGTCGATATCTTCTAGGTCACTAGCATTTAGCTGTAAAGACGCTATACCAGTTAATGGTAAATCTAGTGTCAGTGCTTTATTGATTAATACAGCGGTACCGTTGTAATTTATTATTCTACAAGTAATTACCTTATCTGTAATATCGGCCGGTTTCTGTTCCTGATTTAAGAACTGAAACTGAATCTTGTTGTCTACCCCTTTGTGTAGATTAAGTGTTTTTGCATATACTGGCATAAAGGCCCTCGGACTATTTCCTGATAATAGGACAACAATCTGGCGTTGCGTAAATAAAAAGACCGCTGTTGAATATCCTACGTTCGTAACTGACACAGATGTTTGCTCCTTATTGTATTTAGTTATAAAAATAAAATATTTTTTGGTTTCCCGAATATAAATAAGCTCAATAATGTCTAAATTAGAGAAAAACTTCTTCCAAAAACTTTCTGAAAATCACCCCTTTATAACAGTGGTGTCTTTTTCCAACCAAGATTACGTAGGAATTGTACAAAATCGTGACGGACAATGTACATCATTATACGATTATGGGGCTATAGTAGACGATAAAATCAAACAATTATTTTTGGAATTAGGCGATATATGGTGGTGGGAAAGCAATAGACAGATACCTATAAACATTTTCTTGAAAGATGAATGGTCCCCTTTTAGGGCTTATCTAAGAACCTTCAATAACAAAAACTTATCCATAGTGCATGGTCCTGTAGTAAGTCTGAATGAACTAAACAAGCATAGAAGCAAACGTCGAAGTATCACATTAGTAAAACGATTAACGTGATTTCTTTTTTCTACGCTTTTTAGCCAATTCTAAACTTAGTTTCCCAACTCTGCTCACAAAACAAATACCCTGTAAATGATCATACTCATGTTGGAATACCCGTGCCATAAAACCTGAGAACTCCGTAGATACTTCTTCTCCGGTAACAGTAAAATATTTGACTTTAATGGTCTCGCTACGACGTACATTTAAGTACAATTTAGGAAAACTAAGACAACCTTCCATATCCATGACTTCACCCGAAGTATCTTCTATTGAAGGATTAATACAAGCAATTAATTTCTCTTCATTTCCCATAACAAAGATGCTTTTACCTACACCAACTTGCGGTGCAGCAAGTCCTATACCGTTGTTAGCCATCATGATTTTGGCCATGTCACGTACAAGTTCTGAGGGGTCACCGTCAACAGTAAAATCCCAAGGTGTAGTAACTTGTGTTAAGAAAATATCGTCTTCGTTTAGTAATTTAATTTCCATGTTCATATTTTTTAATCATATCATACAACTCATTAACAGTCAATATACTTTTTGATCCTTTACTTGAGTTCTTTTTTGCCTCTAAAATTTGTAAATTAGCCGGATGATTTACTATATTCTCTGGTAAATTATTATTGAAAGCATCAATAATACTCAACTTATGATCTACATGAAAAGTTTGTTTTCCTAAAACATAACCATTTTCTTTTGCCCACTTTTGCGCTCGTTCCCTAACATATCTTGCATAATGTCTAAAGTCTTTTGCTCTTTTAGGGTCTAGCGTCCCAAATTTTTTTCTTCTAGTTTTAATTTGTTTTTCTATTGTTTCTCTATTGTGTAATCGTTCAATAAATGATTTCCTAGTAGATTCCTTTCTCTCCGCTGCGGTCTGCCATTGAGATTTTACTCGTTCGGAGTGTTGTTTGATATATTCGGGGCAGTGTTGTGTAACCTTAGTACAAGTATATTTTCCACCAGTGTTTCTAAATAATGCAGGGTTACCGCACCCTTGATCGCATAATTTATCTTTCGGGATAGAATCATGAGTTTTGTTATGATAATGCCACATTTGTGGGTTATTTGAAACATAATCACAATGATTGCACTTTCTAGGATAGGAAATTCCACTTTGATGTTTGTTTTTAGAACCGCTTGGACGACCCATAAATACTTCTCTTGAAGTATTTATACCTATTTAAAAAATTACACTCCTTAATGTCCCTGCTCGGCCAACAGATTCATATGGACTACGACTAAATACGAATAGCTAATTGAATGACTTTTTTTGAATGCGTATCCTGTGTTATCTTTATCCCATATAGTCTTAGCAACTTCTGCCCACGGTAGACCAATCAAATGTTTCTTAGCTGGTCTGATTGCAGCAAGAAACATAGCAAGTCTCGGTATACTATTTACTGGTTCAGGCATCCTACGTAAACTATTATAATGATTGCCCAAATGTATCAACTTTTCTACGAACTTGCGATTATTTAATGTAGTCCAATCAGGTTCACGCATTAATTCTACTAGATGTTTTTCATCTTTAACCGAATTGTAAACATAAACATTTAGTAGATCCAGTTTAATATAACCTCTTTCTTCTGCTTCTATGTAATCTATAGCAGAAATATTATTGACGGGGTCATTGGGTATGTCAGTTACATATACCCCTGTATTATGCTTTTTAATTTCGGTTTTACGAATACTAGCAGATGTGTGACTAATTAGAGATAGTAATTTATCTCTGTCACCTAAATCAATATCAACGTCGCTATTAAATTTCATTCCGTCTATTCACCTTACTACATAGATTGCAAGATACACAAAATCTTTCTTGAATATAATAGATACTACTGTATTTTTCAAGTTTCGGTGCTGACCATTTTACCCATTTATGTATACCAATTCTACATAAAATAGGATTGGCAACTAACAATGGTTCGTCTTTTAACGATCTCCAAGTGTTTTCTTTTTCTACGTTCATGACCATCTCAACATATAAAGTACATAGTCTTTTTCATTTTTAATACTGATTGCGGCTATCATTGGCCCAAGTGTATAAGGGTTTATTGCCCTGTCAATAGGCTCATACTCAATTTTATTTTCGTCAAGCCACAATATTATTTCATCGCTCTTACTTGGTGGTATTCTAATTTTTTTCATGACCATCTCAACATATAAAGTACATAGTCTTTTTCATTTTTAATGATTATTGAATCCATCATTGGCTCATAAGTAAGAGGGTTTATTACTATACCAGCATGATCATACTCAATTTTATTTTCGGCAAGCCACGATATTACTTCATCTCCACCAATTGGAGGTATTTTAATTTTTTTCATGACCACCTCAATAAAAAACACAGGCAATCTTGTTCATTGTTAAAAACCAAATAAAAATCAACTGCACCATCATCTCCTACAATGTTTCCACCTGTTGTTTCTTGGAATCGAGTT